CCTGTCAGGCTTGAGGCTATCGTGAGGACGAACATCAACGATGCCGTGAACCTCGGGCGCAGGGCGATGATGGAGGACCCGCTGGTCAAGAACTTCGTACCGTTCGTAGAGTGGTCCAGCATAGTGGATGACCGCACAACCGTGTACTGCGTTGATATGGACGGCCGGAAGTTCCGGAGGGATGACCCGCTGTTGGAGGATCCACCGGCACACTTCTTCTGTAGGTCCATACTGTCGCCCATAACGACCATCGAGGTGGCGAACAAGAAGGCGGCTGGCGACCCGATAGAACTGTCGCCGATAACGAACGTGCCGAGGGCAAAGGGCTTCACAGGCGTAAACGACTGGCTCGAGGCGTGGGTGGATGCAGCGCTGGACGAACACTGCACATGTGTGGAGCATGGGGCTTCGCACTTAATTGAGGCTTAACAGGAAAGGAGGACGTATGAGAACACTGATATGCCTGATGGCCGTCGCACTGGCTCTCGTCGTGATGGTGTCTTCTGCGCCCGGGACTGATAGGGATATGCCGTGTGATATGTCTGTCGTGTCCTACGAAGCAACAGCAACCCCGGAGGTGGTTGCGCTGGACTCTTATTGGTGCAATGACAACACCGCTGGCAGCGTCATGGTATGCGACGCGGAGATCACCGAAACGGTATGCGAAAAGAAATCAGATGCCACGCTCAAAGCGACCCACATACATGCGGGCACGAGCCAGGCAAACGACTACGATAATTTGAGGGGTAAAGCCGTCGCGCAGGTGTCAAGAGCGGAAATGGTATAGCCTGAAAGAAGCGTTACATAACAGCTACAGGCCCGGCACTTGACAGGGTGGCCGGGCCATCAGAAGACGGATGAAATGAACTGGAGGGTGGAACGATGAAACGCTATATCGAAGAAGACGGCCGATACTACGAGGTGGACGACACGGTTGCGTCAGACAAGTACGCTGATGCGATAGCCGAGTTCCAGACCATAGCCGGTGAACTGGCGGTCCAGGAGAAGGAAAACGACTGGTGGAAGGTCACGAATGCCGCCCGTCGTATCGTGGACGACATCATGAGGGATGACGATCTGGACAAGAAGCAGAAGGTAGTGGCTGTCAACAAGATAATCGACGAGATGCCGACGTTGCTGAAGAAGTCCGTCAAGGCGGTCATCCAGTCCATGTTCTCCGAGGAGGAGTGGCAGGTATTCGCAAAGCAGGCTGTGCTGAAGGACATGATGGTGTTCCGGGAGGGCACGCACAACGGTCACAAGATAACGGCCGAGATGGTCACTGCGCTGAAGGATAACTTCAACAGCCTGAAGGGTGTCATACGTCCGAAGCTGAAGATAACGCACCGCGAGGACCAGGAGAAGGTGGCGGGCCTGGCATCATACGGCGACATATTCAAGGCGCATACGAAGAAGGTGAAGAACAGCAAGACGGGCAAGGTGTTGATGCACCTGTTCGTGAGCGTCAAGAACGTACCGAAGCAGGTAGCGGAGTGGATAAACGACCGGCGCTTTGCCGAGCGTAGTATTGAGTTCTGGCCACAGATCAAGGTCAACGGGAAGATTGTCAAGAATGTATTGCGCAACGTCTCCATGTTGGGACATGAGGCTCCGGCGGTACCTGGAATGGAGCCCATCATAGCCAACTCTGACGAAGTGCCAGAGGCTGCGGAGTTTGAGTTCCAGACCGTGTCGCTGGCCTTCGATGGTGACGATGAATCGATAGAAGTGGTATTTGAGGATTTTGACGAGTATGAAGAAACCGAGGACCCACACGCGGAGGGAGGTGATATTACTATGGGTAAGACAGATGTGACTGAAGATATCAAGAAGCTTCAGGACACCATCACGCAGTTGAGTTCGGATGTCGAGGCGAAGGACGTTGAGATCGCATCGATGAAGAACGAGAGTGACGTGGAGGGCTTGAAAGCTGAAAAGATAAAGCTGGAGGAGCGTCTCGCGACGGCGACGGATCAGGCCGCCAAATTCGAGGATCTTCAGAAGGAGGTCGAGGAAGGTAGGAAGGCCATTGAGGAGAGCACGAAGATGAAGGCTGATGTGCGCAAGAATGAGATTGACTCCAAGATCGAGGCGTGGAAGTCGGAGAAGATGCAGCATATCGCTCCGGCGGACGAGTCTGTTGCAAGGGCGTTGCTTGAGTCCTTCAGCGACGACAAGATCAAGCTGAACCTGACGGATGCTGACGGTGGAGCCGACAAGGAGGTCGAGATGAGCCAGGCAGAATTGCTGGACGTTCTCGTCAGCCGTAAGAGCCACCAGGCGTTCGGCGAGGTCAGCCCGGCCGGGAAGGTAGACGTAGATACCAGTGGTGCTGGCGACGTAGCCATGAACGCTGGAGCGGCTGGCGAGTTGGGTGAACAGCTGACGTTTGCAGAAGGTGCCAACATCGGCCAGACGATGGACGTTGCTGGCAGTGACTTGGATGCAAAGGCCAAGGCGTTGATGGCCAAGTATGAGGGCATGTCGTACGAAGATGCCATCATAAACGCATCAAGGTAAGCTACAGCCCCGGGGCCGTCAAGGTTGCCGGGGCACCAGATGTGTGCGGGACCGTACGAAACTTTTGGTGCGCCCTGCATTGTGATGTTATTGGAGTATAGACGTTTAATCGAGATTTGAAGGGAGCGCATTATGAGCGGAACCACCGAGAATTTTCTTTTCGGTCGTACGTACACCGCAGCAAGCGCACTCTCCAAGTATGCAGTCGTGGTTTATGGAACCGAGGCCCGTCAGGTCAAGGCTCCAGCTGCCGCACTGGATGGTGGAATTGCGGGCGTAACGCAGGATGCCGCATCTGCCTCTGGTGATACAATCCTGGTCATGAAGGAAGGCATCTCGAAGGCCATTGCTTCCGAAGCGATATCCGTGGGTATCGAAGTAGGAATCAGTGACGTAGAGGGTCGTGTTTCTGATCCGGCTGTATGGGCTTCCGGCGATGGTGTTTTAGGCGTTGCCGAAACCGCTGCTACTGCTTCCGGCGATATTTTCGAATGCTGGCTCCAGGTCAGGAAAGAACTCGGTTAACCGAGAGAAAGGGTGAAATATGCCTCCGGGAATAAATGAAGTGCACGTGAGTGCTCCTCTGACGAACCTGGCGATACAGTTTCGCAACCCTGCTTTCGTCGCCTCCGAGATCTTTCCCGTCATACCGGTGAAGCATGAGGCCGACAAGTATTACAAGTTCCTCCGTGAGGAGCTGCGTCGGGTCAACTCACTGCGAGCCGTGGGAGCCAGGTCGAAGGAAGTGAAGTGGGGAGTGACAGAAGGAACGTACAAGGCTGAAGAATATGCCTTGAGCGCGTTGGTGGCTGATAGGATTATAGCCAATTCGGACGTAGCGATACGTCCCGAAATGAACACGACCAACAAGTTGATGAAGTGGATCATGTTGGACTACGAATCACGTGTTCAGGCCATTGCGCAGGACACTTCGAAGGTCGGCGGTTCTCACGTGCCGACTATCAAGTGGGATGGTGGCGGAACCGTCACGATCGAAGCGGATGTTGATACCGGCAAGCAGGCGATGAGGCGTGGTGCTGGTGTTATTCCGAACAAGATCGTCATGAACGCTGAAGTCAAGGACGTGGTCAAGAAGGATTCGACCGTTCGCAACCTGATCCGGTACACGATGCCGGCAGCCAGCGGACTCTTGACGGATGGCGAACTTCCACCCGTACTGTGGAACATGAAGACGGTGGTTGCAGGTTCGGTTGAGGATACGGCAAACGAGGGCCAGGACGCTTCGATTTCCGACGTTTGGAATGACAACGTTGTGCTGGTGTTCGTGGACGCGGCTCCTTCGCTGGATGCGTTGACGTTTGGTTTCACGATGCGTGTCCGTCAGGGCGGCAAGCTGGACGCTGTCACGACGAAATGGCGCGAGCCCGGTCGCAAGGGCAACTTCGTCGAGCCGAGCGTGATTCAGGCAGAAGAAGTGTGCGCGGCGGAGTGTGCGTATATCATCGCCGATACGCTGTCCTGATAGAAGTTGCTTTCAAGGCGGACCAGGGGATGTCTTCGGGCATCCCCTACCGTCATACAAGAGGGGGAGGGAGAAACATGGGCGAGAAGAAACGGATGATCGCGGGGTTTCCTGTACACCCGAGCCAGAATGTCAGCAGCGAGAACAAACAGGAGTATCTCAACGAGAGGCGTGCCAAGGAACTGACGAAGCGCGGATTCAATCAGGAGGCCGTGGCGGGGATGATGAACATGTCGGAGAAGGAAGCGACCAGCATGATCAACCGGCACAGCACGAAGGAAATGATAGTGGACGGGACTCTGTAGAAGGGGGATGGCATGGGCAAATACATCCGGGAAGGCATAGCCGCGATACTGATAATCCCCATGCTGGCGGTATGTCTGGTTGCAGGAACAACCCTCGCATTATTCACATTTCTGTCTACAGGTGACACACACACCGGCAGGATAGTCTGATGGCCACAGTCAAAATACCAATCAGCATGGACGGGGCTTCGTTTACCGGCGCAGAAGTCGAGGAACAACGCCTTGACGGGGCCAGGGCCACGGAACTGGGATTGGTATTGTCGCTTGGAAAAGCAACAGACCTGAACGGTTCTTCTCAATACTGGAAAGTTGAAGGCGGCGCATGGTTCTCGCAAGATAACGGCTATTTCTATTCGGTGTGGGTAAAGCCCGACAGTATCGGAGTTACCAGCTACGTTATGGAATGGTACAACGAGGAAGCAAGCTATGAACTCATTAAGGTGTTGCAAAACGGCAACAATACCTACGCATGGGAAACCTGGGAGAACAGTGCAAAGCGAGGGGACGCTATCAGCAATGCTGGTGCGGTCACTACCGACTGGACGAACCTGCTGTTTGGAAGGCTCGACGACGATACGATTGTGTTGTATGTCAATGGCGTGCTTCAGTTAGACACCGGAACATCACTGGGCGGAGTGATGGCATTGCCATCCGGAAAGTTTATGGTCATTGGTGGGCGGTTTAACTTTTCAAGCAAATTTGCTGGCCTGATTGACGATTTCAGAATGTATAATATCCCACCAACGCAAGCACTGGCAACAGCGATATATAAAGACGGCGCACCGTCAGTTGGCGATCCTGGCGAAGCTGGACTCATTGCGGGATGGAGATGGGACGACGAATCGAACCCCACAGCAGACTATTCCGGGAATGGTCACACATTGGCTGGAATAGATACACCGGCTTTCGTTGAAGGGATAGTCGGGGAATATCCAACAACGACAGACGTTATTCTTGCCGACCAGGACAGTGGACACGACGACAGTACATGGGATATGCCAAGCGCAGATGTATTTGAAAACCCCAACAGCGAGTCAGGGGTATTTCTATACAAGTACGCATCGGGGAACGCGGCGACACCTACGAACTGGAATCCTACATGGCTGTCGAAAGCAAATCTCCGACTTGAAACCAACCCCATCGGTCGATATATGGCATTGCAGGCGCAAGCCAGTGGTGACGGTTCACAAGACGCAACGCTGTCCGACGGCGCAATAGATTGTATTCTGAATGAGAAATATCCCGACGAACCGAACGTAGTGTTCCCTATCAGGTATGCGACACCAGAGCGCACGGGCGCGTTCCACCCTGCAAGCGGTGATGTGACGACTCTGAATACACAACACGGAGTAAGCGGAGACTCAATAACGGGCGACGTGGTCATACCGTCAGGAGACAATCTGCGGTTCGGGAAAACGGCGGGGTCGAACGGCAACGTAGAAGGACTCATCACGATACCGGCATCAGGCGACTCTATCCTGTTGGGTACTGTGGTGGGCGCTAACGGAGAGACGCAGGGCAATTACGTCAGCGCACCAGTAGGCAAGGTACAGGACTCGTTTTTCTACGGAGTCAGTGGAGACGGGTCCGAGGGGACTCTGGAGACGGGGGGCGTGTTCAACGTCCCATTGACATTGAAGGTGACAAATGGTGGAGTAGCACTGGGCATCAGTTCCGATCCGGTGGGGGTAGACTTGGAGATATCATAATGGCCGATGAACTAAACGGAGTACAGAACGAAGCGAACCTTGTCACCTTTACGGTTACGGACAAGGATGACGGATCTGCCGTGGATGTGTCCAGCGCGACTATCACGTTTTGGGTGAAGCGTCAGCTGGATGAAACCACGAGCGGATACCTGGCGCAGATAGAGGACGGTGATTTCAACAAGAATGTCGGGGGCGAGAGCAACGTAGTCTCCGCCATCATACCCGCAGCAAATAACAATTGGGCTGGACAGGCGCACGGCATCGTGAAATTCGTCATTGATGCTGACAATACCAAGAAGGGCGTGTTCCGTATGCACAATACGGCGAGCCCTGAATAACAAGGAGGATAGCATGGGAAGAATATGGATCTGTATGGAATGTCGAAAAGAGCAGACTGACCAGGAGTTGCAGTGCGATTGTGGGAACATCGACCCGATAGGGTTCGAGGAGAAGGACATCTACAATGCGCCCGTGACGATGGTCGAGGAAGCGCCGGCTGTTGAGGTGCTGGTCGAGGAGGAGCCGGTTGTCGCTCCGAAGGCCAAGACCAAGAAGAAATCGCTGAAGGATAAGCTGACGGGCAAGAAGTCATGAGCGAGGTACTATACGCCAACAACGTCGATATCCGTCAAGAGATGTCGTCTGGCGCTACTGCTGGAATGCCGGGATTCAAGAAAGAGGCGCAGATACACGAGTCCCTGCTGACACGGTCGGCAACACGGGCAACCCGGGAAGTGAACGGGATGCTCGAGACCACGTATCCAACGGTTGTCCCGTGGGGTGCCAGTGGCGACGTGCCTGTGCTGATACGGTCTATTACCGAGGACTTGGCGGTGTATTATGCGAAGCGGTCACTGCATCCTGGTCCGGGGCCCATGAGCGATGATGTCAAGGAGGAATACTACGACAGGCCCATGGCGACCCTGCAGAAGATACAGGACAGGGAGGTGCTGCTGAACGAGATACCGTCAGACGACTATCCGGACGTGTATCACAACAATGACCCGTACTATCCGGTATTCGATATGGACGACGTTATCGACCAGCGTGTCGATCCTGACCGCCTCGACGATATCGCTGACAAAAAGGAGTAGCATGGCCGACGCACTTATCGACTTCGAGTTTTCAATGGGTGATACGGACAAGAAGTATTTCACCACGTTGGAGAAGAAGCTGACGAACCGGCGCAAGATGCTCACGCGGGCCGGTATTCTGATGCTCCGGAGTGTCGATAAGAACTTTCAGGCACAGGGTAGACCGCGCAGGTGGAAGGGTCTGGCACCGCTTACAAAGGCATTGCGACGGAAGGGTAGCGGTGGCGGGAACTTCATGATACTGCAGGATACGGGTCGCCTGCGTGGGAGCATGTCAGCGATCGTCAGGGAGGATTCTGTTGCGGTCGGGACTAATATGGCGAAGGCGAAGAAGTTGCATTTCGGTGGCATGACTGACGGCACGGAACTGAAGATAAAGGCGCACAAGCGGAGGATAACCAAGATGTTCGGGAAGCCGGTCACGAGGGTAGCGTTTCAGGAGGTCAGGGCGCATACGATGAAGATACCGCCGAAGCATTTAGATCCAAGACCATTCGTCATGTTCCAGCAGTCTGACATAGCGGACATAGTCAAACTCGGGTTCGTACATTTGGAGGACGCAACGAAATGACAAGTCAAATGAAAACAATCTTGGATAAAATGAGAATAGCTGCACGGAACGATGCGACGCTGGAACATAAGCTGGCGAACATCGAGATTGTGGCACCGCGTTTCCTTCCACCTATCAACCAAACAGATGTCCCGTTTCTCGGGCTGGCCGGCTTGAGTTCGTCGGAGCAGTGGGTATCATCAGACAAGAAAGATGCGGAACACACCGTAGAGGCTTATCTGGTATGGCGTTATCTCACTGCGCAGGATGCGATAATCGGTAGCGAGGACGGTGACGAGGCTCTGTTCGATATGGTAGAGCATGTCAATGGCTTGTTCCGTGGTAGCTTTCTGCCGGACGATGACGGCACCATCTATCTGTCAAAGCCGATCGACATAACCGAACTGACCTATTCCACCGAGGAGTTCGGGGACGGTTATTATCTGTTCGTGGCGACGACTACGTACCGTTGCATACGACAATTTCTCACGACATAGAAAAAGTTTCTTGACAGCAAGGTGGAATCACAAGTATACCTATCCGTAATCTTATGAAGATACGACTTCCGAAAAAACTCGAGTGCAAACGATGCGGACACGAATGGATTCCGCGCACTTCCGATGTGCGTATCTGTCCCGACTGCAAATCAGCACGGTTCGACCAACCACCAAAGGAAAAGAAATAATGGCACGCATCCTTGTCGTCAGCGATCATCCAGGCATAAGTACCGGAATGGGCCGTGTCCACAAGGAGATCGCCGGCGGTCTGCACCGCAGGGGGCACACGGTGGAGAGTCTCGGGTGGTTCATGTCAAACAAGAAGATGGAAGCAATGCCCTGGACGGTACACGGGACGCAGAACAACTATTACGGATCCGATGTATTCGACGGCATAGTCAGCAGGTTCAGGCCGGATATCGTCATCACGATAGGGGACTGCTGGATGATTCGGCACATCGCTGAAACGGGATGCAATACTCGGAAGATGTTCAAGTGGATCCAGTACGTGCCTATCGATGGCGCTTCTCTTGGCGATACGCTGCCCCCGACATGGATACCGGTATTCAGGGATGCGGATGTCAAGGTGGCGTATACGGAGTACGGGAAGCGCATCATTCTCAACTCGATACCTGAACTGAAGGACGAAATACAGATAATCCCGCACGGTGTGGATACAAAGGTGTTCCGGCCACTGTCGAAGGAGCAGATTCAACAGCTACGCCTGTCCGTACACATCGATGCAATCACGCCAGAAGGCAAGCTGAAGCGCCGGACGTGCTTCCTATGCGTTGCCCGCAATCAGTTCCGGAAGAACATCCCGGAGATAGCGAAGGCGTGGAAGGACTTCTCGAACGATGGAAAGCGGGACGATGTAGTGTTCTGGCCTCACATGATGTTCAACGATCCGATGGGCTGGAATATGGACGAGGTGTTCGATATCACCGGCATACGGCCGACCATGCTGTATTTCGAGCATGCGGCACACGCTGAATCAGGACTCAAGATGATGCCCGAGGTGGACTTGAATCTGTTGTACAACATATGCGACGTGTTCGTATTGATATCGGGGGAGGGGTTTGGGCTGCCAATGGTCGAGGCGATGGCGTGTGGAAAGCCTGTCATCGCCCTGGACCACTCTGCGAGTACCGAACTGGTGAAGGGCAGGGGCGAACTGGTCAAGGTCGGGCACTACGTTACGGGCAAATACAGCACAGAACGGCCGTATCCGGACCATGAATGTCTGGTGAAGGCATTCGGTCGCATGGACAAGAAACAGGGCAGGAGAGAGGACTACGGGCGTGCGGCGTTGAAGTTCGTCACAGAGGGCGACCCCGACCTGTATGGCGGGAAGCCGTTGACGTGGGATGCGGCGCTGGATCAGTGGGAGAAGTTGGTCCAGCGGGTGATGCACCCGTTCTCGAAGCCGTTGAAGATGCGGGAGGTAAGCTGATGCAACTGCGATGGTTAGGACCATGCTGGGGGCAAAGTGGATACGAGCAACTGACACGTGGCCTCGTGATTGCACTGGACAAACTCGGTGTAGTGATAGAGTTAGAACCCGCACAGAACTGGAATACCGAACTGGTCGAGATGGATACGGAGGACAGGGACAGGCTACAACGCATGATGAGCCAGAAGGTCGCCGTGAATGCCATCCAAGTCTGTCACCAGAAACCGGCTCTCGAATACAAGGATGCTCTGAAGCGCGTATGCTATTCGCTGTTTGAGACTAACCGATGCCCGGAGGCGTGGCTCGAGGACCTGAACTACATGGATAGGGTGTGGGTATTCAGCGAGTTCAACAAGACGTGCTGGCAGGCGACCTGGATCCAGAGCCATATGGACCACGAGAAGATACACCAGATTCCGTTCGGCGTTGATACCGACCAGTTCCATCCTGATGTCAAGTCTCCGTGGGTAACGAACAAGAAGGGATTCACGTTCCTATCGGTGGGTGACTTCACGGAGCGCAAGAACTTCGAGGGGCTGATTGAGGCGTTCGTGACAGAGTTCACTGACCAGGACGATGTCTGCCTGATAATCAAGGCGCACTACCAGGGCTTCGCACGACGGTGGCAGGACGATGTTCACCAGAAGTTCCGGGCGGTAGTGGACAGGTTCAATACGAAGAATCCGCCGAGGATACTGTTCTTCGGGGACAAGATTTCAGTGGAAGATATGCCGCAGTTCTATGCTTTGGGCGACTGTTTCGCTCTGGCATCAAGGGGCGAGGGGCTTGGAATGCCGATGATTGAAGCAATGGCATCCGGGCTCCCCGTAATCGCGACGGAATGGGGGGCGCAGGCGGACTACATGACCCCCGAGAACAGCATGGCCGTAGCATGTGATGTCAGGGTGATAGACGATGCCGAGTACATCAAGAAGTGCCTGATAGCCCTGAACCATAAATGGGCGTACCCGAGCGTTGAGGATCTGCGCACGAGGCTACGGTGGATGTTCGAGCATCAGGACGAGGCGAAGGTCATGGGGGCGCAGGGCAGGAAGGACATGGAGGCGATGACGTGGGAGAAGGCGGCACTGGCTATCATCAAACAGGTACAGGAGTTGATGGCATGAAGATATTAGTCTGCATCTACCGCACACTTGGCGATGTAATTCTTGGTTCTACGTTGATTGCAGAACTGCGGGAGAAATATCCGGACTGCGAGATAACGTTCGCCGTGGCGAAAGAGTACGCAGAACTGCTGGACAAGAACCCGGCCGTCAAGGGGCTGGTACTGACGGAGGACCACGATGTCGTTCTGTACGAGGCGACGCAGGACAAATACGACCTGGTACTGTTTCCGGCACAATTGACACAGACCGATTCCTGTTGGCACCACAACGAGAAGTACAGGCACGGGCATCTGGTAGACTTCTATGCCGGGCGCTGTGGCATTGAGATAACCAAGCGGGAGACGTACATGTTCCCGGACGAGGCGGATGTCAAACGGGCCGCCATGATATTGTCGGGTCAATCGCCGATCCAGAACATCATCGTCCACACGCAGAGTCGCGTAGTCTCAAAGGACTGGCATCTGTTCGGGGAGTTCGTTGAAGCCCTGCATAAAAAGTATCCGGCGGCATCGGTCATACAGGTTGGTGGTCCGGACGATACGAAGTGCGGGGCAGACGTAGACCTATGCGGGAAGCTGTCTTACAGCGAGATAGCCGCGCTCTGTGGCCTGGCCACGCTGTTCGTAGGCATAGACAGTGGCTTGGCTTACATCGCCGATAGCATGGCGTGTGAGTGTATATTGATTATGGGAATGAGTACGGAATCAACATCGGGACCTATCAGCGGCCGTCCGACATTCATCGAGCCTGAAAGACCGGAGGGATGTGAATGGGCCTGTCATACTAATTGCGAGTATAATAATCCTTGTATCCGAACTATAACCGTTGAGGAGGTGATGAAACATGTCGAAGGAAAAATTGGGGGCGCAGAAAACGACGAAGGCAAGTCAGAAGCCGGAGCCGGCGGTAGCGGAGAAGAAGACGACAGTGCTGGAGGAGACGGACACTCTGGACAAGAAGGTCCCGCACCACAGGCGTGACGGATCGGCTGACCAGGGGAAGGTGATGGAAGCCCTGGAAGGTATCGAGAACGATGACATCCAATTCGCGGGAGCGTATCACGACTCTCGTGTGAACGATGCCCGGTCACATCTCATGGCGCATCTGGACGATTGAGAGCGCAATGAAGCGAGCATTAATATTCGGATGTACGGGGCAAGACGGATCGTACCTGGCCGAACTACTTCTGGCCAAGGGGTACGAGGTGCATGGCATGGTCCGTCGAGTCGCGCTTGAAGACCAGAAGACACGCTGTCAGAGAATCAATCATATCGCAGACAAGATACATCTGCATGCCGGGTCGCTGGAGAGTCACGCCAGCATATTCAACATCGTTGAAAAAGTACGCCCGCAGGAATGCTACCATCTCGCAGCGCAGTCGTTCGTCAGCTATTCATTCGAGGACGGGGCATCGACTATCAACACGAACATCAACGGCACTGACTCTGTGCTGTCGGCATTGGTCCGGTTGGTCCCGACATGCCGGTTCTACTTCGCAGGATCCAGTGAGATGTTCGGGAATGCCAAAGACACACCGCAAACGGAAGATACGCCGTTCCACCCGAGGTCGCCGTACGGGATATCGAAGGTGGCGGGGTTCGACCTGACGCGATACTATCGGGAGGCATATAACCTTCACGCCAGTAGCGGGATACTGTTCAACCACGAGAGTCCACGCAGGGGCAAGGAGTTCGTGACGCGCAAGATTACGTCTACCGTGGCCGAGATAGCGTGCGGGAAGGCTGATACACTGGCTCTCGGCAATCTGGATGCTCGGAGGGATTGGGGATTTTCGGGCGATTACGTGCATGCCATGTGGCTGATGCTCCAACAGGATACTCCGGAGGACTTCGTCATTGCCACGGGCCAAGACCACTCCATCAAGGACTTCTGCGAGATAGCGTTCCGGATGGTGGGCAAATACTGGGAGAAGTACGTGACGGTAGACGAGCAGTTCTATCGGCCGGCAGACGTGCATACGCTGTGCGGTGATGCGTCGAAGGCAAAGCGTATACTGGGATGGGAGCCACAGATAGACCTGGAGCAGCTGGTGGCCATGATGGTGGAGATGGATATGCGGGGGATGCGATGAAAATACTATTCCTGATACACGACTATACAATCGATCCGCTCGGGATAGGGTATCTGTCTGCTGAACTGAAGGCGCAGGGGCACGAGACGGCGATACTGAAGACGAAGGACGGGGTGAGCGATGAGGATATGCTCGAAATCCATCCTGACGTTCTGGCCTATTCCGTAACGACTGGATGGCACCAGTATTACCTTGAACTGAACCGTGAACTGAAAGAGAGATTCCCGGACATGGTAAGTGTCTTCGGCGGACCGCACGCGACGTTCTTTCAAGATATGGTGGACGAGGATGGTGTGGATCTATTGATACAGGGCGAAGCCGAGACGTTGCTCCCGGAAGCGTTGAAGCGTATCCGCATGGGGTTGCCAATAAAGGACGGCATTCTGTTCCGAGCCACCACCATCAATCAAGACCTCGATTCGATAGAGTTCCCGGACCGCGACCTGATGTATTCGTATCCAGAGAACCGCAACAATCCTATCAAGAATGTGATGCTTTCCAGGGGGTGCCCGTACGCATGCACGTACTGCTACAACGGGACATACAAGAAGATGTTCAAGGGTCAGAAGACGCTTCGGTACCGGTCTGTGGACAATGTACTCGACGAATGTATAGCACTGAAACGGGACTACCCGGAGACCAAGTTCATCTTTTTCCAAGACGATGAGTTCATATGTCACAAGGGTCGGCTGAAGGAGTTCACGAAGAAGTATCCGGATGCTGTCGGGCTTCCGTTTCACTGCCAGTTGCGGGCGGAGTTGGTTACGCCTGCGAAGGTGGAGATGCTGGTCAATGCGGGATGCGTCAGTGTGACGTTCGCAGCGGAGGCCGGGAACGACCTGATTCGTACAGAGATGCTGAAGCGCCAGATGTCAAAGGACGATATCCGCAACGCTGCGAGGATACTGCAAGAAGGGGGGTTGCAGTACCGCATCGAGAACATGGTGGGGTTGCCAGGCGAGACGATAGACGAGGCGCTGGAGACACTGGATCTGAACATCGAGTGCAAGCCGGCGGTGGCGTTCTGTTCGCTGTTTCAGCCGTACCCGAAGACACCGCTCGGAGACTTGTGCGAGAAGCTGTTGATATGGGACGGCGATGTTGATAGCATCGGTCAGAGTTTCTTCGATGCCAGCACAATCAAACGGGATACAACGAAAGAGTTCAACAACCTGCAGAAGTGGTTCGGGCTCGTGGTCGAGTTCCCGCGCCTGTTGAGGCCGTTCATCAAGCTGTTGATAAAACTACCGAGGACGAGGGTGCTGGCGCGTGTCAGTACATGGTGGAGGCGTAGGTGCTATGCAAGGAGGCTGTACAATGTCAGAGGAAAATGAAGGCGTAGAGGAGAAGGCGGAAGAAGTCCCGGCAAAGGTTGGGGATAAAGTGCTGGCGGAAATCCGTAGCGAAATCGGGTGTCCCGCATGTCGGTACGTTATGGACGAGACAACGGACCATACGAGCAACCTGATATGCCGTCAGCGTAAGTGTGTCCATGAAGGGACGGTATTCGTACCGCCCAAAGTGGAGTTGGAGATAGTGTCGATTCCGGAGACGCGGAACAAATGATTATAGTCCGGGCACCACTACGGATATCGTACGTGGGAGGTGGAACCGATCTGCCGTCGTATGCTGACGTGTACGGCGGCCAGGTCGTTAGCACCAGTATTGACAAGTACGTCTATGTGACGCTGACGGAGAAGTTCGACGGGCGTGTGAGCCTGCGGTATTCAGAGACGGAGGACGTGGCGCACACCCGTGATTTGAAGCACGATATCGTCCGGGAGTGCCTGTCGCTGTTCGGTGTTGAGAACGGGATAGAGATCGTGACGATATCAGACGTGCCTATGAACGGGACAGGGCTCGGGTCGTCTTCTGCGTTGACCGTGGCGTTGCTCCATGCCTTGAGTGTGTACACGAACGCCCCGATGTGCAAGGAACGACTGGCCTTCCTTGCCTGCAACATCGAAATCGATAAGGTAGGTGCCCCGATAGGTCGGCAGGATCAGTACGCCTCGGCATGTGGGGGGTTCAATCACCTGACATTTTCCGAGAAGGCGTATGCGTCGGTGAACAGGATGGACCAGGACATCAAGCGCAACAAGAAAATCGACTGGCTTGAGGACCATACGTTGCTGTTCCATCTGGACGCTGGGCGCAACGGGAACGATATACTGAAACAGCAGGGCGAGTGCATGCCCTCGAAGCTGGATCTATACCACGCATTGAGTCGGTCGGTGGACAAGATGATGCAGTGGATTGGAAACGATGCGTCGTTCGAGACTGTCGGGGACATCGTTCATGAGTCATGGGGTATCAAGCGCGAGATAGCGGACGGGATTGCGAACCCGGATATCGCGGAGACATATCTGTGTGCGCTTGAAGCAGGGGCGCTCGGCGGTAAGGTTGTGGGAGCAGGGGGTGGCGGATTCATGCTGTTGATTGTTGCCGATGATGAGAAGGGAGAAGTGCGACATGCTATGGATCCGCTGATGGAGATGCCGTTCCGGTTCGACCACGAGGGGAGCAAGGTGATATACGATGGACGTGCAAGAACATATCGATAGTCTGAACTGGGCAGTCAAGGACATCGACGGCCATGGTGTTCTCCGGTTCGCCAGGGCGATAGCTGATACGAACGGAACCGTCTACGTCATCGGCAACGGCGGAAGCGCATCGAATGCCGAGCATGCGGTCAATGACTTCCTGAAGGTCGCTGGTGTGCGCTGTATGGCACTGACATCTGTGGCACCCCTGACAGCATATGCGAATGATACGAGTTACGCTGAATCGTTCGTGGCACAGTTCAATACGCTATCGAGGCCGGGCGATACGCTCCTGGCTATCAGTGTGTCGGGATGTTCACCGAATATCATGCGTGCGATCGAGGCAGCAGAAGGGCGGGGGAACGAGAGCCTGTTGTTGATGGGAAGGCCGACACCGGACAATGCGCATGCGAGGGAGTTGGCGAATGATTACATTTGTGTCCACGAAGCTGATTACGGGATAGTTGAAACCGTGCATCAGGGAATGTTGCATATCATGGCTATAGCTGCAAAGGAGCTATTATGAGCGAGAAAGTACTGGCGCTGTCACCGTCGTCGTTGAACGTATTCCTTGCGTGCCCGCGTTGTTTTTGGGCTGACAAGAACGAGAAGAAGCCGAGAGTCAGGGGGATATTCCCATCGTTGCCGAGCGGTATAGACGGGATACTGAAGACGTACTACGACAACCACCGTGCGGCCGGCACGATGCCACCGGAGATAGAGGGGCGCTTGCCAGGCATGCTGTTCCCGGATCCTGTCCTGATGAAGAAGCGGCGCAACTGGCGGGGCACTGATATGACGTACACGTGTCCGGATACAGGGGCGTTCCTGCGGGGTGCGATAGACGAGATGCTGATTGATGGCGATACGCATATCATTGCCGATTACAAGACCAAGGGCGGACCGCTGAAGGAAGCGGACATTCTCGGCACGTACTACCAGAATCAGATGGACTGCTACACGCTTATGGGGATAGGCGGGGGGCTCAAGATGGCGGAGTCCGCATACCTGATCTACTACTACCCGCTGACGAGTTTCGATAATGGTGCCATCCAGTTCACTGTTGAGCCTGTAGAGTTGTCTGTGGATCCTGAAAGCGCACGTCAGACGGTACGCGATGCGGTTGCGTGTCTGGCCGGCGAGAAACCCGAGGCTGCAGACAAGTGTGAATACTGTGGCAGATATGGAGATGCGGTATGAACACCATCACTGCGGTATCGTTTTTGTATAACGAGGGCGAGGTCATCGAGCGTGCCATGAGCGCCCTGAAGGATCACGTGGACGAGTTCGTGGTCGTAGACCTTGAGAGTACGGACGACACTGCGGATATCGCCCGTCAGTTCACGGACAACGTATTCATCGTGCCGTGGCTGATGTGTGGGGATGGATACAAGATGTTCCTGCGGGACAAGGCGAAGTCCGACTGGCTACTGTGGTTCTATGGCGACGAGGTGTTCCCGGAGAGGACAGCGTCCGCAATGAAGACCGTCATCGGGACAGGCGATTACACCGCATTCTCTTTCATGCGCCACGAGTACATGGACGATGTCCGGTTAAAAATCAGCGAGAGCGTGGCACACGGTACGCCGGCGAGTCCGAACTATCAGAGCCGGTTGCACAAGAAATGCGACGAGATATTCTATACCGGGCTGGTACATGCAGAGATTCACGGACCGCATAGGAGTTGCCCGTTGCCTCCGGAGTTGTTCATGGAGCACCGGAAAACGAGCAAGGACCAGGACTTCGACAATCACCGCCTGTACATCTGGTACAAATACAGCATCTGGAAGTACGGGGATACGAAGGTCGAGCCGTATCGGGAGTACGTATCGAGTTATCGGCAGATCGTCCACGATTCAGAGGTCAAGAACCTGTCGGGCGAGCGAGGGATAAGCATGGCCGAGGAGTTCTGGTGGGAGTGGGAGAAGCACGTTGACGAGCCACGGATAACGCTGGAGCAGTTCAAGGAGAAGACGGGTATCGAGTATCCCGACTTCCTTGCCCGTGCCAACGATGGGGAGAAGCACATGTTCACGCTGCAGGCTGATGTGGTGGACAGGGCGATACTTGAAGGGGGTCAGACATGCGGCTGAACATTGGAAGTGGATTGCTCGGCGCAGACAGCCCGTGGGTCGATTGGGTCAACGCAGACTTCGCGGCATTCGAGGAGGACAAGGGCGACTGGTCCCTGGCTGAATACATAAACTTCGATTTCCGTAATCAGTGGCCATTGGAGGATAACGTCGCGGACTGTATCTTCGCGTCACATGTCATGGAGCATATCGAGTACGCAAGGTTGCCACTGTTCTTCGGGGAGTGTTTTCGTGTGCTGAAAGACGGTGCGCCTATCCGGATGATATGCCCGGATCCCCGTGTATTCGTACGCAATTGGCAGATGGGGAACACGCAGTTCATCAAGGACTGCTACGGCCTGCAAAACTGGGAGCGGTGGGATTATACGAACAACCCGCACATGGGGTACACCGACATGTTCTTTCCAGAGCATTACGCGCACGCGAACTGTCCGAGCCTGGACATGGCCATGATGTATATGATCCGGTCAGGGTTCAGCAACGTGGCAGAATTGAACTATGGAAATACGATGTTCCCGGAGTTTTACGGCACTGACCAGCCAGACGAATGGCCCATAACTATGGACAACCGTCCGGGAATGTCGTGGTACATGGAGGGGGTGAAATGATAATCAAGGCCGGGCAATGGAACATTCTGAAGCGGTGTCGCGAGTATCACGGCGTTGACGGTGCCCTTGAAGCTGCGTTTGAGGAAATCCGCGTCGAGTACAAGAAGGTGATGTCCCACGAAATCAACAGAGACGCTATGATTGTTCTGAAAATGAGCATCGGACGGAAGGATCCCGAATGAGCCATCAGCACCACTGCATCAAGTGCAAGGTCTGCGGTATCATTGTCAGCCAGTGCCGGTGCGCGGACAAGAACAAGACCGTCAGGCTGGTTGTCTGTACGGAATGCGAACTGAAGGGGAAGGAATGAAACAACCCGAAATCATCCCCGGAGTATTCGCCCCGAACGTTGTGCGCATGCCCACGACGATACAGGACTATGGTATCGACATCAACGGCTGGCACGAGGGGAACGCGTTGATGACACCCGTATGGTATCTCCTGAATGTTATCAAGCAGGGCGGTGTGGAGACGTACGTCAGGACATACAGTTACGATCAGGGCAGGACATTCACGTTTGCTGACAAGATGAACGCTACGAACAGCAGGGCCGGGGGTATTGAATATCTGTATGACAATATCCTGAAGGACAAGATGAAGTCTATCGGCACGCTGCTGGATATCGGGTGCGGTCAGGGCGAGTTCGGGATATGGTGTTCAACCGCAGGGGTCAAGTACACGGGGGTGGACGTGGCGATGGTCAACGTCGGGTTTGCGTATGCTATCCTGCCGTGTCTGAAATTCAAGCGCCCGGAATGTACGATGCCTGAATACAAACAGATGCTGGCGGAAGACCTGGCGTTTCCTGACAAGACCTTCGACATGGTATTCACGAGCCATTCCGTAGAACACGTCCACGATCTCGACCAAGCGTTTGCGGAGCAGTTCCGTGTAGGCCGAGAGATATGCGGGGTGGTAGCGAAGCCGAAGGAGGACGAGGGTGGCGAGCACATGCAGCAGATATCACAGGAGATGCTCGAGCGGTACCTGTCAGAGAACTGTACCGAGTATACGATACACGAAATGGAACTGGAGCGTGTGATATGGGGGGTGACGAAATGATTATGACTGACAGTTCATATCGTGGCCGGAAATACAAGACAAAAGAAGAAGCGGCCGAAGCCCGCAAAATCAAATTGAAAGAATACCATAAGCGATGGGTAAAAAAACGATTCGGAAGCAACTCTGATTTTTACAAGCAATACTATAAAGATAAGCAGTGCAATGGTCGGGTGGTTGGTCAACACCTTACGCGACTCACCGGAAGTCGCAACCCTAACTGGAGGGGCGGAATATGCCCCGAAAATCTTCGCCAAAGAACTACGAAAGAATATTTTGCGTGGAGAACGTCCGTATTTGAAAGAGATGGGTATGAATGTCAGGAATGCGGCGATACAAAAGGCAAATTCAACGCACACCACATCAAACCGTTCACCGAATACCCGGCTTTACGTCTTGACATAAACAATGGCATTACATTATGCAAACCGTGTCACAAAGACGAACACAGAAAGGGGTGTAGCAATCATATACAGGGACGATGATATCGGAAAGTACACCGACCTGACCACGATCATGAACATCCACGAACTGTTCCTGGAGCACGACAAGATACACACGGTCACGATACTGACGGATGAACTGTGGTCAAGCCGTGGGGTATGGGAGTGGCTGACGACTACGCCGAATCTGGACATAGCGTTGCACGGATCCTGTCACTGGGACTACTCTGGGCTTGATTACGAGTCGATACTGACAGACCTCGGCATCTGCCTCGATGACTGGAAGAAACACAACTCACGGATGGGCGTGGACATCCCGATAGACACATTCTATCCGCCGTGGAACAAGGTCTGCCCGGATCTGTTCAGGGCGTGCGAAACGTTGGGGCTGATGGTCAACGATTCAGTAGACGAGAAGGAGGTCTTCAATTTTCACTGGTGGGAGTTTATCGGGGGCCGCAACCTGGAGGCGCTCGAAGAAAGGCTGAAAAATGATACTACCTGATAGCCCGTTCTATACCGAGCGAAAGCACCGGAGTTACCGAGACCGCTTCACGATGATATGGATGGTCAACCGCGAGTGCAACTTCCAATGCGCATACTGCTACGGGACGCACGAGGTGGCGGACGAGTTCAATGTAGACGAGTTCATTGAGAAATTGAAAACCGTACCACAGCCGTTCCGGATTACGTTGACGGGCGGGGAACCGATGCTGAAGCCTTGGATCATCGAGGTATGCCAGAAGGTCGGGGAGATAGGCGGGAAGGTGGAGTTGCAGACGAACATGTCCCTGCAGTTCCCGGACTTTGCGGACCAAGCCAGCCCGGAGTACGTTGAGATCATCGAGACATCGTTTCACCCGCAAGCACGCCTGTTGTGGGGTGGGGATAAGGCTCTGGACGATTACGTCGAGAACTTCCTACATGCGCAGGAGAAGGGCTTCAAGACAACGACTTGGATGATAGACGATCCACGCATACCAGCGGACGAGTTCATGAAGTGGGCGGAATGGTTGTATGACAGGGGCATCGTGCCGATGCGGAAGCGGTACTGTGGAGACGAGGGGGGTGGACAGCCGGGCGATGCACTATTCGTGCAAGGCAAGACATGCTCGGCTGGCTGCGGTGGCGTGAGTCTGTGGGAGAACTTCGATATGTCGCCGTGTGACCACGACCGTACTGTTCTCGGCAATCTGTTCACGGGGTTTGAACTGTATCCGGAACCGCGTCCGTGTGACAAGCCGTTCTGTGGATGCCTCGGCAGGGAACTGCTGGTGGAGCCGGTCTATGATGAATACTACAAAAAGGAGTTCGGAGGATGACACCGGAACGCAGATACTTCAATGAAGCCGTATTGCCGGCGTTCGTAGAAGACCATGCAAAGCCGGGGTCGGTGGTTCTGGACGTAGGCCACCCGGACGAGGGGTGGGGATATCGGAAGCTGTGGACGGATGCCGGGGCTGACTACAAGACCGTTGACCGGAGCAAAGAACTGAAGCCGGACATCGTTGCAGACATAGAGGAATATGAGTTTTTCGATAAATCCCATCGCCTTCCAGAGATAGTCGTATGCCACGGAGTGATGGAACAGTGCCACAACCCGTTTGTGATGGCGGATGCGATACACGACATGTTGCTGAAAGGGGGACGTGCGCTGTTCGGGATGCTGTCGATCGGCTACCCTCTGTGGCAAGACCTTGACCTGTGCCGATTCACGCCGCAAGGAGCGGAGAGACTGTTCAGTGATTGGAAGTCATGCAACCTGGATGTCATATACAGATACGGTGATGTTCCGTCCGCAATCTATGCCGTGGTCCAGAAATGAACCCCATCTCCGTAATCGTCAACGTCCATAACGAGGAGGAATATCTCGAGGAAGCGTTCGGGCTGCTGGCTCCGTATGTGGATGACTTCGTAGTGGTGGACCAGGGGAGCACTGACAGGACGGTAGAGATTGCCCGGAAATTCACAAACAAGATACTGCTGTTCCCACGTGTGTACTATTCGTATGCGTACATCCATCAGGCGGCACTGCTGGCAAACCACGAGTGGGTATTCAAGCCGGATCCGGACGAGCGGTACGATACGGAGTTGCTGGAGAAGCTTGGCGAGTACATTTCGTGGGACAACTATTCTGACATCCTTGCGTTCCGGATGATATACGGTGGGGACGACCTGTCATCATGCCCGAGGCTGTGGCGCAAGAGCCGAGTCATCTGGACGGACAGCTTCGATGCCGTTGCCTATAACGCCGAGAACCTGGTGGTGCGTCACATCGATGATGGTGTCAGGATACGCAACCTGCGGACACGGGAATCGGCTGGCGAGCGGTACCGGATTGAGGGTGCGAAACGCCTGCTGGCCAGATACGGGGACACGGAGGTCGAACCGTACAAGAACTACTGCGCGTACTACCGCGAGATAGCAGCGGAGAACAAGGTCTGATGCGGTTGGAAATAGGGGCAGGGAACTCGAAGATGGAGGGCTTTATCCATACCGATCTGAACGCTATCGAGGGGAATCACTTGGAGGCCGTCTGCCGGGGCGAGTGTCTGCCATTCCTGGATGAATCCTTTGAATACGTGCTGATGCAGGGCTGTTTTGAGCATTTCACGCTGAAGGGGGCTGACAGGCTCGTGGCTGAATGTTGGCGTGTACTGGGCCTCGGTGGTCGGATTGAACTGTCATCGCCTGATTTGATGGCAGTCTGCGCTATTCTGGCTATGGATAAGCTGCCGTTCGATGACCCCGTACACAACAGACCGGTGGCGGAGTACGTGATGGCGTGCCTTTACGGGGGCCAGGACCGACCAGGGCAACTGCATAAATGGGGATGGACGGAGGGGACGCTGTCCGTATTCTTGACAGACAGGGGCTTCACGATAGAATCATTTGACAGATCGATGTACGAGCCGGAGACGCACTTACATTTCATAGCACAGAAACGGGAGGAGATATCATGAAGGTTGGAGACTTGGCGTTGGGCGATTATGTACGGACATCGAAGGGCAGGAACAAGATATACAAGATCAAGGAGATACGGAGTTTCTCGTCGATAGTGGTCTGGCGCATTGACCCCATCACGAAGGTGGAACAGTCAAACGATTTCATCATCATGAACGGGAGCGATGAAGTAGACAAGGTCACGCTATGAAGTTCTGTATGCTCTCGGGAGCGGATTTCAACGGCAAGGTGACGGCGCATTCCAACAACATATTCGACTGGCCCCGTCTGTTCGGAGGGGAACACCGCTCCATTCTGTCTGTCCGAGAGAACAAGGAAGTGCTGGACGAGTACGATGTTGTGCTGTTCGTGGACTGCGACAGGTACATTGAGGATGCGATTCAGATAGCCAAGCACCAAGACTGCAAGACGATATTCTGTCCGGAGGGCACGATCAACTACTTCACGAAGATGCCGTTCGACCACCAGCGGTTATTCTATGAACTGCTACAGGAGGTGGATCTGATAGGCGCATTCGAGGAGGACCGTATTCCGTGGTACGAGTCGCTGTGGGATACGCCGGCGTTCTTCCTGCACGTTCCCATAACCGACAAGGTGATAAACGCACCGAAGCAGACGAAGACCGACCGGATACTGGTGTGCTGCAATCTCGGCATGGACCAGCAGAGGTACCCGACCAACGTTATCACGAGCCTCGGGGTCATCAAGGCGGTGAAGAAGCCGTGCCTGTTGTGCGAGCCCGTAGAGAATCAGGTGTGGTTCTTCAAGGATATAATGGGAATCGAGAACCTCGATACCGTGTCCCGGATCGCATGGGATCATTATCTGGAGCATATCGTTGCGCCGAGCGTGGTGATGTTGAACCCGAGCGACATGATAGGGACATCGAGGAACGCCATATTCGGGGCTGGCTGTGGCACGCCAGTCATCGGGAACATGCACTCGCATACGCAGGCCAGGTTGTTCCCGCATCTCGGGACGTACATCTATGACAGCAAGCGGATGATTGAGTTGACGATGGCGCTGTATACCGACCAGTCATTCTACGAAGATGTTTGCGACCACGCTGCCGAGGAGGTATCGTACTACTCGGAAGAAAATACAAAGGCCAGATTCTTGGAGGCGCTGGAACTGTGAAAGCCATCATACTGTGCGCGGGGATGTCCACCCGGATGCAGGGGTATACGGACATGCCGAAGTGCCTGCTGCCCGTTGCCGGGAAGCCGATTGTCAGGCACTGGATAGACCGGCTGTGGGAGGTGGACGATACCATGGACATCATAGTCAACGTCCATTACCAGCCCGGGATGATGTTCGAGGAACTGTACGGGTCAGGTGTGGAGTTGATGGGCGAGAAGGAACTACTCGGAAGCGCCGGCACGTTGTATGCGTCACGGGAGTGGATAGGCAAGGAACGGTTCATCGTGATATACGGGGATGTCTGGACGGATATCGACCTGGTGGAGTTCATCGAATACCGAGACGTGTACAAGATGACCGTGGCCGTGGACGAACGTGAGGATCTGACGGGGTGCGGGATTGCGCAGATAGCGAACGGTGTTATGGTGGGCTTCGCGGAGAAGCCGGAGATACCGAAGGGCACCCACTCATTCTCTGGATTGATAACCGGTGAGGGCGAGGCGCTGAACACGCTGTCGCCACGGATGTTTGATATCGGCCGGGATTGGTTGCCACATCTGGCGCACATGGCGAACGTGTACGTGATAGAATCGGGGGTCCGGGATATTGGCACGCCGGAGCAATACGAACAACTGCTGGAGGAGACAGGATGAAGCGGGTACTGATCGCGGCACCGTTTACGAAGGGCGACTTATTCAACCAACGATTTGTCACGCCTCCGCTCGGTGTCTGGCGGATAGCGTCATATCTGCGGTACCATGATATCGAGTGCGATGTCTACGATTGTAATGACCCCGATTCCGTATCATTCGAGATAGTGCTGGAGCAGGTGAAGTACGACATCATCGCGTTCTCTGTCCTGACAGCGACACTGGAATACGATCTTGCGGCAATCCACAAGGCGAAGAAGCTACAGCCGGATGCCATGATAGTGGCCGGCGGAAGCGGTGCGGCGCTGGAGTATCAGCGGGTTCTGGATAACGCTCCGGTGGATGTTATCGTCACAGCCGAGGGCGAGTATCCTATGCTGGAACTGGCGAAGGGTAACGGCATCGGATCCATCGACGGCATCATATCCCGGACGTACGCCAAGGTGCTGACATCCGAGGACTACTGGGAGATTAGTCAGTGTCTGGACTACGAGGCTATGGGAGCCGAGCGGTACTGGAAGAAGACGGCCACGCTGTACGATGAACCGGACTATAACGAAATCAATACCTTCAGGCTGTTCACATCGAACTACTGCCCGATGGGGTGCAAGTTCTGTACGCTGACGCTGTGGCGGAAGTATGCGAGTGGATGCAATGCGCCGGTCGTGAGCCTGTCTCCGGATGAAGTCGTGTCGCAGATCATGGACGTGGTGGACGCATATCCGGATGTACGCCAGATATTCTTTGTGGACGACGACTTCTTCCTGCTGAACTCCAGGACGGAACCGATGCTCGAGGCGATTGTCGAAGCGAAGAAAAATGAAACTATACCGGAAAGGTTGCGCTTCATCTGCCTGACAAATATAAATCGGATTACAGAATACCGAGTCAAACTCATGGCCGCAGCTGGATTCCGCATCTTGAGCATAGGCGTGGAGTCCACGAGCCAGGATGTGCTGGACAGCCTGAACAAGAAACAGACCGTCGAGCAGATATGGGAGAACACACAACTGATACTCGATGCCGGCATCAAACCGTATTACACGCTGTTGCTGTTCACGCCATACTGTACGCTGGATGACCTTGTCACGCAGATAATAGACTATCGGAAGATGTCAGAAATGGGAGCAGGTCTATCGCTTGAACCGTATCTGATTCCGCTACCGGGCACGCCGTTGCACGAGGCCAGGGTCCCGGAGAGTACGCGGGAAGTTGCAATCGACGGAACGGGCAAGACTATCACGAAGGGCTTTGCGTGGTTGCCGACGCTCCCTGTACCCCGCGAAATATTCGACGAGTACGAGCGCATCTATCCACGGTACAAGAAACTGCGGAACGACAAGGACGGCGTGAAACACAAGGAGAAGAACTACGCAGCGCACATCATGCTGGACTGCTTGGAACTGGTATTGTCGCACAAGTTTGATGTTCGTGTTCCGAACGGACGGTTTGATAACTACGATGCTATGGTCGTGTTTGATACAATCGAAGAAATGCCACAGATCAACGTGGACATCGTCGGTGACTTCACGGAAGACGAGGGGTTCTCACATTGAAGATAGGGATTGATCTCGACAACACCTTCTGCACCGACAGGTACAAGTCATTCGGCATCATGAACTGCAAACCGCTTCCCGGGGCCATCGAGCAACTGGGGAAGTGGTGCGAGGCTGGCCACCTGGTAGTCCTGTTCACGCACCGGTCGAGCGAAGAACATCAAACCGATACGCTGGCATGGCTGGAGAAATGGGCGGTGCCGTACCACCACCTGATAATGGACAAGCCACACTTTGACCTGTACATCGGGGATGAAGCGGAGAAGTTTACGAACTGGGATGAAATGGGGGGACTGGTATGAATCCACTGGGATCGCACAAGATACTGTCGTTCTATCACGAGGCGAAACAGATACTGTCCGGCCACATTCCACCGCCGAGGATGGTCAGCTTCTGGCCCACGACCATCTGCAATTACAACTGTTCGTTCTGTCTGTACAAGCATGAGAACCGGGAAGACCATCACGTTGCTGACACGGCATCAACACTGCGGATGATAGACGACATCTCCCGGGCTGGTGTGAAGTCGCTGGAGTTTTCTGGCGGAGGAGAACCGACACTGCATCCGGACTTTGAGAAGATAGCGGAACACGCCATTGACTGCGGTCTGAAGTTGGGGCTGTTCACGAACGGCACGAACCTTGACATGGATATCCTGAAAGACTTCCGGTATGTACGGATCGGGCTGGACGCTGCGGACTACCAGACGTACGAAGACATCAAGCGCCCTCGCGCCAAGAACGCCTTCGAGACCGTATGCGATAACATCCGTCGGTTCGTTAAGACGAAGAACGGCTTCACGCGCCCGCGCATAGGCGTGAAGTTTCTGCTGAACAACCTGAACCATCAAGATACAGGGGACATGCTGGAACTGGGGGCTGACCTCGGAGTGGGCTACGTACAGTTCAAGGCCGAGCACAATGGCCCGAACACCATGGACAAGAAACAGGTGCAGATGTGTGAGGAGCAGATTGTATATGAGCGCGACATGATGATGCACGATGTCGATGTCTTCGGCTCTGTGCTACCACGCACGGAGAACGTGAAATGCTTCCTGTCTCCGACGCATACCGTCATAGATCCGCAGGGCAACTGTTTCGTCTGTTGCTTCCTCCGGACACCCGAGTACATCATAGGCAATGTATTTGACAGAAATTTCGCAGATTTTTGGGGAAAAAATAGACACAAGGATATCGTGTCCAGCTTGACAGCAACTACTTGCTCCGCATGGGATTGCCGTTGGCGCAGGTACAACAAGATAATGGAGGACGTTATCGTCGGCGATGACTTGGATATTGACTTTGTATAGAGAATTTGTTACCCCTTGATGTGTGGGGGGAGAAGCAACGACATTCTTTTATATCAGTAAGAAAGGCGGTGTGTAATGGGAATTGCTGCCCTCGGTCATGTTGGAATAAGGAAAGAAGCGGCCTTCGCATCGGGGGGCGCAGTCGATGTTTACCAGCCCATAGATAGTGAAAGCCTTCAGCTGAACCGTGAGAACGTTTACGGTGATAGGATCCAAGCAACGGCGGAAATGGTTGGCGCAGTACTCGGGCGCAAGACAGTAACAGGGGGACTCACATTCGGCGTATCACCACAGTGCGCAACGCAGTGGTGGGAATGTGGACTCGGTCAGACATCAAGCCCGTTCAGCGAAAGCCGTCCGCTGTCAAGTATCGCGATAGAAGTCGATAGAGAAGCAGGAGCCATATACGCTTCCGGATGTGCTATCGGTTCACTGACGTTCTCGTCCTCGCAGGGTGCCGGGCCTGACTCGGAACTGAAGTGTGCGGTGACGATAGAAGGAAAAGACCAAGCGCCTGCTACGGCGACTTCGCCGTCATTCACGGCTGACGATCCTCCGTACATCCACAGCGAGGCATCGTTCTTGCTCAACGGTGGAGCGGATACGAACGTGCAGTCGTTCACGGTGACGATAGAGAACACGCTGGCCACGGACCTGTTCGGTTCTGGCTTCACCCGCGAGAAGATTGCGGCCACGAAGCTGGTGTGTACCGGCAGTTTCACGAAGATGTTCGAGGACACGACCGAGCGGAACGCCTTCTTCAGTGGCGGGGCGCGGTCATTCCAGGTGACGTTCAACCGTGGCGGTCGGAGTTTCGATATCAACTGTGCGCAGATCAGGTACGACACTCGCCCGACACCGCTTGGCGGACAGAGCGAGTACATCATAGAGACGTTCAACTGGACGGCATACGTTGACGATTCTTCGAGCGAGAACAGCGTAGTCCTGACGGTTGATACAGTCGGGTAGTAAGTAGAGTATAGGGCGGGGGATATGCCTCCGCCCTTGATTCTTTTGTCAGACAGGAGGGGTGAAGATGTTGAAATTAGTGAGAAGCAATGGGGCGACGTACGAGGAGAAGTACACGCTGGATGACGAGACGGAAGACAAATGGCCTGTCTTTGAGTTGCGGAAGTTGTCGTCCGAACAGGTCAACGCAATAGATGACCAGAACGCACGGGCTGACAAATCAGCACAGATGCGTTTCCTTACAGGAACGACGAGACGGTTGAAGATAGACGCAGCGGTCGTGTCGTGGAAGAACGTATGTGACGAGGACGGTACGGATGTCGCATGTACATCCAAAAACAAAGAAGCACTGCCTGCCAAGGTTCAAGCCTGGCTTGAGGAACATATAAATGAGAAAAACGGTCTGGACAAAACTTCTGTGGGGGAGGCTGACCGAAAAAACTCCTGAAATCCGTGTCGTTGTTAGCTGCCGGCCATACGGTAGAGGACATGCCACGGATACTCCAAACATATCTATTCTGCTCTCCAGGGCTTGATGGTACATTCAGATGCCTACCAAGAGCGGGAGGATATTATGACCAGGATCATATCGACATGCTGTGGTTCAGTATCATCGAGGGTCAACTCTCGGACATCCAGAAACAGCGCGATCATCACAAGAAAGAACAGGATGACCAGCGTGCGAGAGACACAAAGGCCAAGCGTTGATATAGGGATGGCGATACCATGTTAAGTTCACAGACCATTGCGATTATCATCAAGGCACAGCTGAAAGCGCAGGCTCTCAAGAAGGCGCAGACACAGATGACGAAGTTGCAGAAGGTCGGCAAGAAGGCGGCCGCTGTACTGAAGGCCGGATTCAAGCGAGTGGGTGCCGCCATATCAGCAGCTACCGGATTCGTGAAGTCCGCAGTCAAATGGTTCTTGATTCTCGGCGCATTGCCGGCCGCTCTATTTATCGGGGCGGTAAAGAACGCAGCCGACTTCGAGCAGGCGATGGCGAACGTGCAAGCGGTCCTCGGTGGCACAACGGAGGACATGCGTCAAGTTGCTAATGCGGCCCGTGAGATGGGACGTACCACCATATTCACAGCACAGGAAGCGGCGAGTGCGATGTATGACCTTGCATCTGCCGGCTTTAGTGCCGACCAGGTCATTTCGGCATTGCGTGGCACCATGCTTCTGGCGGCGGCCACGAACTCGGACTTGACGTTCACCGCCGAGACCATGACATCGGTCATCAAACAGTTCAGCCTGGAGGCATCAGAAGCGGATCGTGTGGCCAATGTGTTTGCTGCATCCATATCATTCTCGAAACTGAATATGGACCGGCTGTCCACATCGATGGCATTCGCTGGTCCGGTTGCATCATCCCTCGGAATGAGCCTGGAGGGTACGGTAGCCACACTGTCACAGTTTGCGAACATGGGGCTCCGGGCCTCGATGATAGGCACCACGTTCCGGATGGGTCTGTTGCAGTTGGGGAAGGCGATGCCGACAGAGATGATCGAAAGCGGTGCCGAAGTATTGAAACGGCTCGGGGTACAGTTCAAAGAAATCGATCCGTCGATGAACTCCGTGGCGGATATCGTCGAGACGTTAAGCGGTAAGGTTACGACAATGACTGAAGCCGTGGCGCTGTTCGGTGTCAGGGCTGGTGGTCCATGGCTCAAGATGATAAAGGAGGGAGCCGAACCGTTACGTGTGATGGAGGCGAAGATAACGGCAACCAACAAAGCGGCGGAGGCGGCAGCGATTCAGATCAATACATTCCGAGGCAAGCTGAAACTGCTACGCAGTGCATTCCAGGGGGCGCAGGAAGGCTTCGGGAAACAGTTCCTGCCCATCCTCGGCGAGGCCGTGGAGAAGACAACCGAGTGGGTGAACGTCATCGGGCGTGTGGACTGGGGGGCGTTCTGGACGGCGTTCCAGTCAGGGTCAGAGGAGGGCACGGAATCGGTCAATGGTATCCTGAACATGTTCCGCTCTGGCGGTGCGTTCCGTAACGTGATAGTAGATGCTGCGGCGTTCATGGCGCATACAATGGTTGATGCTGCAAAGATTATGTTCCAGCCGATAGAGACAGAGTTTCAAATATCACTGCTTAAAGGCATTGAAGGCTTTGTGAAGAAAATGAGATCAACATGGTCCGGTGGCAAGCTGCTCAAACTCATGGGTATAAGCGATTCAGTTTCGTCATTAGCATTCGGTGATAAAGCGCAGGCGGTATTCCGTAAAGGGCGCGACAGACAATTCAAAGAACAGATTGATAACTTCATAAAAAATTCAGCGACCGGCGTTGGCGGATTAGCTGGCAAGACTGGAGATGCTGTAACGAAGGCCGCTGGTATATTGTCTGGTGGGGCAGCACCACTGACGGCGGCATCAGTAGCGCCAACAGCAACGAGAGTAACCGTTGAGGCATCGCAGAGAGCGTCAGTATGGGCTGGCGCAACAGCGCGGGAAGCACGGAAGCAAGCATCGAGAGCCAATCAGTCGAGGTTCAGCGGGTTCCAGCTGTCCAACCGTGGCAGTATGGCGATGGCACCGAAGGATCCGCATGATGTTCTGACAGCGTTGGTAGAGGAGCGCAAGGCCGCGACCGATTACATCTCGAAGGTCAGCAGTATGTTCACGGGCATGGAAGAAACGATTCAGCAGTTGACGGCGGACACTCGTGGCGAGGTGAAGGTTCTGGAGACGAAGATACGGAGCCTGGTGGCGAAGCAGAAGATGGGACTGTCTGATGGCAAGGCACTGATAGGAGCACTGGACTAATGGTCAAGACGAAAATCCGTGGCAAACTCGGATCGTTCCAAGAGAACACGACCATCACGGCATGGGTAGAGGAGAACACTGGCGTGCATCCATGTGGGTGCGGATGTGGGGACCCGGTACCCGTTACCCGAGCGCATCACAGACTCGGTATCCCTAAATTCAAACAGGGACACAACGGGAGGGCTGATCGCAAGGGGACGGCCGACAGGACTCGTGCATTTTTCCAGACTGACGCAGGAAAGAAACGGGCGAAAGCACATAGCAAGTTCATGAAGAAGTACCTGAAAGAGAACGGTTCTCCGTCCGAAGGGCGCATCATGTCACAGGAGGCAAAGAATCACCAGTCTGCGGTACTGAAAGCGAAATATGCTTCAGGGGAAATCAAGCCGTGGAACAAAGGAACAACCGGACAGTATACCGACGAAACACGGAGACGAATGAGCATTTCATCGAAAAATCGTTTCAGGATAAAGGAGAATCACCCGCGTTTCGGTACGCACCATACCGAAGAATCAAAACGGAAGATGAGCGAAAACCGCAAAGGTGTGCCGTCTTGGAATGCCGGCAAGACTGGCGTGTATACCGACGATGCTCGGCGCAAGATGAGTTTATCTCACGGTGGAACTGGAGTGCCTTACGAACACAAGGAATATGGTCCAGGGTTCACGGAGGCATTAAAAGAGGCTGTGCGGTCCAGAGATAATCACATGTGTGATGTATGTGGGAAATTCGAAGTAGATAACGGGCAGAAGCTTGATGTCCACCACATTGATTATGACAAACACAACAACGTCATAGAAAATCTCGTTGCTCTTTGCAAGCCGTGCCATGTGAGAACACTCTTCGATAGGAATAGGTGGACGGCTTTTTTCATGGAGGGATTAAAGTAATGTCTGAAAATTGTTTCTATAACGGCGTGGCCGTGGGCGATTATGCGTGGCTGATACCGTCCACGCAAATGCCAGATACCACAGTACATATACCAAGAGCGCAGGGAGTACGTCAGCGCGACATGGGCGGGGGCATGCAGATCCTCACCGTGAAGGCGTGGGTAGTCAAATCAACCACGATAGAGTTGGCGCAATACTTCGAGGGCCTGGCAAGGAGTTTCGGTACCGGACTCGGTAGCCTGGTGATTGATAGCGTGACGTTCACGAATTGCAAGTTGTTATCCATAGACCCGCAGGACCAGTTTCAGGGTGTGGCCGATCATTTTGTTTGTGTGTTCCGCAAGACAGCGGCGACACAATAGCGAGGGGGGGGATGAATGTCGATCGGGTGGAACGCGCTCCGGGATTTTGACGGGAGCGGCGATGCGGTCAGCGATGAAGTAGTCGTATTCCCTTCAGGCGGACTTGTCCAGTATCCCGAGTTCTGGCCAGAGGACAACGCCCCATCATCTTCACAGCTATGGACGAGCCCGGGCGAGACAGGGACGGAGTATACGGAGAAGGTTGATGTCAATGACGTGCTGGCCTCCGGAGACTATCACGTCAACTATAACAGGGGCGGATTGCTGACACCTCACGTCAGTGCTGCGAACATATCGGATGGCCTGTATTTCTCATACCGCGAGATAGGATCGTTTGACAGGGTAAAATACCTGAACTCGATTCGTAATGTAGTGGGAAGCGGAGATATGGCAGATCCTCGTGGCAACGTCAATCTCGTTACTCATGGAAACGATACGCTTATCCATCTTGATGGTGATGGGAACCTCTCGGCGGAGAATGTAACGATTGCGCTTGGAGAAGGTGATCCTTCTGTCACTCAACTACAACAATACTTCGACAACACGGGATCATCTGGATATTTCACGGGTGGTGAATTAAGTGATAGCGGCGCGTGTACCATTGATGTAGCGGAAGGACAGGGTTTTGTCAGGGAAACAGATGATGACAACGCCGCTTTGTTATCGTTTGCGTGGGAAGGGGTTTCTGACCTGGAGATTCCCGACGATTCAACGCGATATGTATTTGTCGATTGCAATGGCAACATAAGCCTCGACGCAGATGAATTCGTGGAAGCCGTTGACAACATAATTATTGGTGTGGTTACCTGTGAAAGCGGTTCTATTGAAAGTGTATTTAACCTCGGCGTTAGGCTGGAAGAATCTATCGGCCAAGCAGGACGATTCATTCGGCGTGTGCATTCTATTGTCCGAGACATACGCAAGGGTGGTCTCGTTATTGGAGAGACAGGCACACGCAACGTAACATTGTCAGCGGGTACTTTATGGTGGGGCAGAACTGAATACCCCATAACTGCGCTTGACACATCCGATACCGGCTCGTTCCCAACATATTCAGCCAATGGCCAAGAAGCGTCCGCTGCGACTCAATGGCCGAACACGCAATATGATAACGCTGGCACACTAACGACAATGATCAATAATAGATGGGCATCGTTGTGGTTTTACATAGAACCCGACGACCACGTTGTAATGGTTTACGGTCGCGCTCAATACGTCACAGAGGCTTTGGCCGAAGCAGACCCTGTTCCCACTACATCCCTTCCCAATAGGATAACTGCGGCGGCTGTGCTGGCCGCCAGAATCCTTTTCAAGAAATCCGCCACTACCGCTACTATCTCATCCGCATTTGCCACTCAATTTGTTGGTGGGGCGGCATCAGATCATAGTGGCTTGTCGAACCTATCATTCGCATCGGCAGGGCATACAGGATTCGCACCCGCTTCGGCAAGCGGTGATGCTGTAATGCCGTCGTTTGCTGTGCCTGACAACATCCCAACATTCGCAGACGGATCTGGCAGGGCGTTACAGGATAGCGGTGTAGGGTTTGCGTCAGGCGTAACAGTTGTATCGAGCGGTGACGTGGTTGGTCCTACACCGGTATTGGACAATGCTATGGTTCGGTTTGACGGTACGACCGGACGAAAGATTAAGAGCAGCGGTATAATCGCTGATGATTCTGATAACGTGTCAAAGATAAGTAGCTTGTCACACACAGAAAAAGCATCAGCCGAGGCCGATGTTGCCGGTCAAGGTCAATACTGGACAAAGGACGCGGCCCCAAATGTCCCCATGTTTACAAGCGATACAGGCGGGAACTTTCTACTCGCACAGCAAGTAAGGACTGACCCCGGTGCATGGGATTGGAACGTCGGAGATTTTACCATTGACGGTGCCTATCACGATTTCGACTTGTCCGGAATTCTACCCGTCACCGCCAGTTGGGTTTATATGAAAATGAAACTGAAGAACACCAACGTGTCGGAGCAGATTCACTTCCGGAAAAACGGCAATGTCAATGTTCATGGCAACGTGTCCCCGAACATACTCGTTGCGGGTGTCAATCATTTTATTGAAAGGTGGATTCCTTGCGATTCATCCCAAATAATTGAGTATAGCGCGACGAATGCAGGGACATGGAATAATCTGGACTTGGTAATACTGGGGTGGCACTAATGGCTAACGAGACACGGGACAAACTATATCGACACCACGGACCGAAATTGAGCGAGGCCATTGCGCTTGTCGAGCTTGACCAGTTCAACGCAATTCGCGCGCATGTCGGGTTGCCACCGTTAGAGAACCAACAGGTGTTGAACGCCTTAAAAGCGAAGTGGGATTCGTTGCCGGATTATGACTGGGAGGATAAATGAGCAACGACAAGGCAATTTACGGGTTCTTCAAAGCGTCATCCACGGTCAAGCCTACGATCATGGGCATCGACTACTTTGATGGTGGCTCCGTTGTCGAGTCGCCCGTACAGACTACGTCTTTATTCCAGGCACGTATACGGTTCTCAAAGGAGATGGACCCAACCGTAGAGCCTACCATCAGGATGGAAAGTTCCAGCGGTATCAATCCTACAGTTCCGGGCGGCGGGACATGGGAGAACCTTGTCGTCAGCGGTGATGCGTACCGTACACCGAACATCAATCTGACGGCGGACCATGTCGGGGTCATTACGGTTATCGCCTCGGGTGCGCAGAGCGTGGACAACAACATCATGGCGCTGAACGGGGCGGTGGACCAGTTCACCCTCGATGGCGCGACCGGGCCGTCTGACCTGGCTGTCGTTATCAGCGAAGGGGTCGAGGCCATCAACCGACCGAACGTGTCGTTGAGGTGGTCAGCTGCAGGAGCGTCGCAGATATGGATCTCCGGAGACGTACAGCCGGCGGACAATACCGGCCAGTGGATTCCTTCAAATGTGAGCGGCGACAACGTGAACATCGGGTCGGGTGATGTGGTCCTGGATATTGACGGTGACGGACTCAAGACGGTGTACGCGAAATTCCAAACACCGAGCGGGGACGAGAGCGCATTTGTCAGCGACAGTATCATCCTGGACCGGTCAGGCGATGCGATAACAGACGTGGCGTGTGCCGTGGCATCAGGCGGGTCGGCGATCGGGAACGCATCATTCACCACAGACAAGGAACCATACTTCGCATGGTCACAGCCTTCGGGCGCAGCGGCTATCCGGGGATACGCTTATGTGTTGACATCAGGGGACGGGACGGAGGCGGAACTGCCTACGAACATAAACAGCTACGACAATTTCGTGGACTATGCCGGCAATCCGGTACAGGCTGGCATACACAAGTTCATTGTCAGGGCACAGGACGAGGCGAAGAACTGGGGGTCGGGAGATGTGTTTGATTACTACCTGGCATCCGGCGATCTGTTCTTCATGCCCGGACGGATACGGGCGTACACGGCAGACGACAAGGTCACAGAACTGCAGGACGGGGTTGTGACGACCAGCGGGGACTCGGCGGTATACGCTGAATGGATCGACCCGCAATCTCCGGGAGACGATACGTTCTACATCAATACGAGCGGGGACGATGTGAATGAGAAGAACTTCGAGTTCCAGACACCGAATCCGAACTATCAGTTCGGAGTACTCGGCGAGGGCATGACACGGATAATGGTGCGCCCGATAACGGGACTGGGAGCATCTGGAGATCGTCAGGAGTTTTCTCTGTGTTGGGTTAGCGGGGACCTGGTATGACAGCCATCCGACTGATAACCCCGAGCCGCATGGTCAGCAAGACAGACGGTTTCGTATTCAATAGCGTGAGGGTCAGCTTCGACGGCCCCCGCACAATGGCGTTCTGGCATGACATCCGATTTGACGAGGGATACATCAACACCGGCGACAAGGTTTCGCTGGCCATCAACGGTGTCACAGTGTTCACCGGATGGGTTCTGGACCAGGACCCGATGTTGAGCAACAACGAACAGATAGCGTTCCGGGCGGTTGGCCCACGCGCAAGGCTGGCTACCGTGATACACAAGCGGGACGGGACTGCGAATGTCATATACAACGCTGACGATGAACGCGAGGAGAGTACGGTCGGCTGGACATACGCGCAGATATTCGATGACATCGTATCCCGCGTATCGAATGAGTTCATAGCATCAACCACCGGCATCGAGGGAATGGACACCGTTGCTCCGGAGACCGCGTTCGTCAGCATGTCTGTGGATGACTGTCTGCGATACATAGTTGAGAAGGCCGGGAAGTTCGGGTTCTACATTACGCCAACGCGCCAGCTGCGGGTAGTGAATCTCGCGACCACAACGAACAAGAAGGTGTATGCCGGCGAGATAGGGCAGACAGTTGATGCGCATCCGGAGTACGACGTGGCGCGTGCTAATCTAAACTTCAGCATATCGAACTGCAAGACGAAGTGTACGATCGAGGGAGACCGCGAACGGCTCGAGGGGTATGTCAACCTGGTCCCTGACTGGAATCCGGAACTGGAGAAATACTGGACGTGGTACGTTGACGAACTGCCTCCGGAAGCACTGGCCCTTGAGGGCAACATCCTTGACGTGTTTCGGAAGTACAAGATATCGGGCTTCTCAAGCAGTCGTATGCTCGACCGGCTTATAAGCGATCCGGACCTGAATCCATATACGGAATACCAAACCAACTCCGGCCGGTGGTGGAAACTCGGTTCTATCATACAGCTAAAGACGGGAACGGTGTACTTCCCGCATCCAGTATATAAGAATGTTAAGAAGTTCGAGGGTACTGCCGCAGAAGCAAAAGTACAAAGCGCGAGACCGGTCAGATTGTATGGCGTTATCGAGAAGAACCCGCTGACCGTCAGCTTCGGTCCTCTTGGTACAGCATACGCCAAGGGCATCACCAGCGAGATATATATCGTTGACCGCAGTCTCGTGAAGGAAAACGTGGCGAGACCCGATGAAACGGAGGCTCGGGACGACGAGGCGAAAATGCTCGGGCTCGCGACACAGTTGCTGGACCCGATAAAGGACGAGGCAATCACCGGCACGCTGACGCTGGACCGTTTGGACCTCGGATGGAGTCTGGAGAATAACCTCGATATCGAAAACACGAAGGCAGGGAAGTGGTCGAACATCAATGCCATGGTGCTGGCCATCACGTACAAACTCGATGGTACAGAGGAAGAAACGACTGTCAGGATATCGAACAGCCAGTACCTCGGAGCCGGAGCGGACTATGCTGAACTGAAGCGCCGGTTGATAGTTGGACAGAAGCTGAAGACATTGGAGCGCAACATCACGGTACTCCGGAACAAGTCGGTAGGCGATGTCACGTCAGAAAGCGATACCCTTGATCTGCTCGAAGGGGATGATGCTACGGAAGGCCCGGTCGGGGACGGCGCGTCGGAGGTAGACGCGGACTTCATCAACGCCACGGTACAGGCAGCGTTCGATGCGAAGGCGTATACGATACAGAAGCACGACCATACATCCGTAACTCAAGGCGGACCGGCCTACGCAGATCAAGGGGCGGCACTTCTATGAACCGCGTTGCATGGACTGACGATCCGTTAAGTGGAGCAAATGACACCACCGGGGCGTACTTCAAGGAACTCCAAAACAACACGAATTATGCTCAAGGATTTGCCAGTGTGGGGCTGACGCAATGGACGAACGCTTCCGCCGGCCAAAAATTACAGAAGGTACACTACCAGGAGATACAGAACGCATTGCAAGACCCTGCTCTATTATCGTTTTATGGGCACGGTAGCATTGAATCGGTTATAGGGCGACCGCTGGCGACATTGCCGAGGAACGTGAAAAACAATGCTGATCTTGCCGGATATGCCTTGCTGAACGATTTGCGTGCCGTACTGGATGCGCTCATTCCTCCCATAACATTTGTGTTCGGTGCTATCTGGACTGAATCGGAAGGCGGTTCGTTCGTATACGACCAGACCCCGTTCGCGTTTACGGTCACGGCATATCGGAGCGGGGTAGTTTTGGAATCATACGCTCAAGCGTGTACCGTAGAATCTGACCAGCCAAGCGACAGCGGGAACACCATAGCGGCCGTGGGTTGGGTAGCTGGCGTTGCGACAGTATCGGCAATGGAAGTTGTATTCAGTGGCACTCCTGACGCAGTATTGTTGACGTGTACAGATGATGCTTCTGGACTGGATACTGGAAACACTACCGCGCCAACCAATACCGCCAGCCCAGTAAATAGCGGTGTGTGTGGTCTGTATTACGGATGCCGTTCAGGGTATGTGGACGATGACGTGACATCACAGGAATCCGCACTGGCGGCGGCGATAGCCATTTACGATAACACTCCGACGTATGACGATATCGACGCGGGACTTATCAATCCATTTGAGCGTTTCGGCGGTTCCGGCGTAGATAATGTATTCACGGCAGGAAAAGCACAGAGGCCGAAAACCGTGTCCAGTGCTCCGTTTGCGTATGGTATTGGTTACGGAATTGCTATGGCCCGGCTGGACGCGTCATCGTTTACTGGTGGCAAACTGTTTCTGAAGCTGGAAATGCACACGCCGAACGCATCAATATACAACGGGTACGATGCGGTTGCTTTGGTTGTAACCACGCCACAAACGGGAGCCGTGTATTCAACAGCCAGCGGATCCGCAGGAAGTCAGAACCGATGGGCGGCCGCAGTTGTCGCAAGCGAGTTGATTTCCGTCCCGGATGGCGACATACCGGACGGGGCTACAGTCTATATTGATTTGGGGATAACAAAGTCGAGTCTTTCCGGCGGGTTGTTACAGGTGTTTTTCCGTCCTGATTATAGCGAAGTCTTTAATCCAAGCGAGCATGTAGATGACGGGTACTGGTACGGCAAGGTCTGGTTTGATACGGCTACACTGGAAGAATACGCATAGAAGTGAAATTGGGGAATTGTAAGAAAGGGGAGCAGTATGTTGAACAGAGATTTGGTGAGGCTGAAGATCAGGTCGGAGGAGCATGACCTGCTGGCGAAGGAGGCGTACATGTTGGTCAGGTGGGCGTTCGCGAAGTTCCAGAAGGACTATCTGAACCACGCGATAGAGCGGATGAAAATCAAGTTCCCCGATACTAAACATCGGGACACCATAGAGGAGATCGTGACGGCCATGAATTTTGATATGGTTGGTCGTCCCGAATAGAAAGGAGCAGGATGATGGACTACAGTGCGGCTACGCTGGTATGCAGCATCGTCGGCACAGGTATAGCATTCGGCAGCGTAATATTCGCCGTGGCAAAGTATCACGGGAAGAAGCGCACGGAGATGTACCAACACATCAAGGATACTCGGAAGAACATCTATGATGACCTCCGCCTGTCCGACGTGTGTGACGAACGCCACGACAAAGTCGAGACGCAGATCAAGTCCCTGCATGATGATGTTCAGGAAATCGGCAAGGACGTGAAATCGCTACTACGGAAGAACGGAGTCAGTTAGTCGGGGATTAAGCGAAAGCGCGGGCAGCTGATGGCCCCCTCTGTCGGACTGTCCGTTTCCCTGCACTGTTAAACGCCGGTCGCCTTTGCTGGCCGGCAGACCGCTCCACCCTGGACCCCCACCGGTGGGGCGGTTCTTATTCTGGCTGGATATGGGGCTGTCTGCGTGCGTGTCCTGCGCAAGTCCGGGGTCGAGGGTATCCAGACGTGTCGGGGGAACGTGCCAGCCACGGGGCTCTCACAGCCTCTCACGGGATGAAAAAACTTTCAAAAAAGATTATCGCCCATAGACGCAACACAGTGGGAGTATACGCCATTTCGTCAAATACTTGAAAATAAATGTCTGTTTTCGTGATAACAACCCTTGACATCTGTTTACCTGTGGGTATAATAGGGCAGAATGAATAACGAAAACAACAACCGGGACGAAAAAGAAAAGGGAGGAAGTGAGATGAAAAAAGTAAAGCTGGTAAAAAGCCTGATGAGTCCGCAGGGCGAACTGCTTGGTTTCGGTAGAAGTTATGTATACGGTGAGTATAGTGTAGTAGGCAAGAGCAGTGTTGAAGGCGGTGGTGTATCATCTAATGGTGGCTATCACATATACAGTAAGGCTAATCCGGTTGATAGTGGCAGAATAGAAAAGCACGTTGACAAACTCAGTGAAGCTCGTGAGTGGTTAGCAAGTCGGGAAGTTTAGATAATGACAACCGAGGAGGGAAAGATGGAACAGGGCAAGACGTACCGAGTGAAGGTTGAAGACCACAAGGGGGCAACCGCATCCTTTAGAGGACAGTACGAGGGCAAGAGTGGTATCTTCCATGTGTTCGTCCAGACCAAGTGGAACAAGATAGTCAAGAGAATGGTCGATGAGAGCGCAATGGTTTCCGCTGTCCAGATGATTCAAGGCAAGAAGTACGGTGAGTGGGTTACAGCATGAGCGATACAGAACAGATCAAGTATCAGTGCGAGAAGTGCAAGAAGGAAATGCCCTGGGAAGATGTGGCCGAACTGATATGCGCGTCCGACGAGTGCGACCCGTTCGACGTTGCGCGTGTCGTATGTGTTCAGTGCAAGGGAAAGGAATGAGCATGGATGATCTATTCACAGCAGAAGAAGTCGCTGACCAGCTGAAGGTCTGCAAGGCGCAAGTCTACCGCTGGATACGCGAAGGGAAACTCGGATCGGTGAAGTTCAGCGGGACCGTACGCGTGACCGAGACGCAGCTGGAAGAATTTGTACAGACACGGAACGGAAAGGGGAAATAATGTCATGGCACTTGAGCCTAAAGATGATCGAAGAATTAGGGAAATGTCCCTCTTTGCCGGAGCCGGAGGGGGAATCCTCGGAAGCAAGCTGCTTGGACACAGAATCGTGTGCGCTGTTGAGTGGGAACCGTACCCGAGAGAAGTCTTGCTTCGGAGACAGGAAGAAGAAATCCTCGAAGCATTCCCCATCTGGGACGACGTGCGATCCTTCGACGGTAAACCGTGGCGTGGAAAAGTGGATCTCATCACGAGTGGTTTTCCTTGCCAACCGTTTTCAGTCGCAGGCAAAAGAGCAGGGGAAGGGGACGAGCGAAACATGTGGCCAGACACTGCCCGTATTATTCGCGAAGTTAGACCCGCCTATTGCCTCCTCGAAAACGTCCCCGGACTCCTGTCAGCGACAGTGGGTGACAAGGCAGAAGGATCTCTTCACTACTACTTTGGCACCGTACTGCGAGACCTGGCGGAAAGCGGGTACGATGCTTCTTGGAGGATCTTGTCAGCCAGCGAGTGTGGCGCACCACACAAAAGAGACCGATTGTGGGTTAGAGCATGGAGGCACGAATGGGAACACCAAGACAAAGAAGATTAGCGGAAGCAAGACCGTGCGAGGAATGCGGGGAGATGTTTCAGCCGCGCCGAGAAGCAGAGAAGCAGAGAAGGGTGAGGTATTGCAGAAGGGAGTGCTGGAAGATGAGTTTTCGTCCCAAGGGAATGACGAAGCCGACAGTAGTGGATATGTACACGACCCAAAACATGACAATGCAGGAGATAGCCACATCGTTTCATGTGAACTGGAAGAGGGTTCAGCGCCTTCTAAAGAAAGCCAATGTACCCATTCGGACACGAAAAAGAAGGGTGGCCGAGAAGTATCCGAAGACGGGAGGCAGGGGTGTTCATGTGATAAATGCCGAGAAAACGCTGGGCAGGTCTCTTCGGAAAGGGGAAGTTGTGCATCATCTGGATATGGACAAGGGAAACCCCGCACCGGAGAATCTTGCGGTGATGTCAAAGCCTCATCACAGCCAAGTACATTACCAGATGCAGTTGCTCGTTGCGGAGATGTACAAGAATGGATTGATTACATGGAACAACGAGGAATTGAGGTACGAGTGTCCGCAAGTTGCTACTTAAGTCCGAGTGCGGAGCGCCGCATAAGCGAGATAGGTTGTGGGTTGTTGCCCACTCCAAACACAATGGACAGTCTGCCCTCCCGAAGTTTCGAGGCGATGAAAAGACAGGCGACAAACGGAGGAAGAAAAAACCGAAGACATCCCGGAAATCTACGGGAAAGAATTGATCCGGAAATGCCAAGGGCATACGATGAAGCAAGGGCAGAGAACAACCCTCAAGAGGCAATGCAAAAGAAGATATGGCCGACACCCAACACGATCAATCGTACAGGTGAGAAGATGCTGAAGGGTCAATGCCCTGGTCGTAAGTACAAGACCTCGTTGGGGCTTGAGCAGACAGCCGAAAGAGCATCGGGCATCATGCCGAAGGAGTGCGATAGCCTTGATGATGTGCCGGAGAAGTTTAGGCAGTTGTGGCCTACGCCTCGCTCATGCGAAACCGAAGGCGGGGTCGTCAACAATGCCCAGTACAAGGAAGGGTCGTGGAGTAGAGAAAACAAGAAGGGAGTCAGGTTCGGCATTAAACTCAAGGATGCCACCGCTGTCACGGACGGCAGCAAAGGTCAACTCAACCCCTCATGGGTCTGCTGGCTCATGGGATGGCCTATCAACTGGTGTAGCCTCTCTCCTCTCCCCGCTGAAGAGTGGGACAGGTGGGTACAGATGACAATGGATGGTACTTGGTGGGCTGTTGACCCTGCTGATGAGGATGTGCCACAGGAATACCCAACGCCTACTACGCAACTAACAGAACACGATACCAGTGTGCTGTATAATGGACGGCGGTGGAGCAGAGA